TGGATTTGGCTGATCGCTTCGTCATAGTCAGTCCTTTCTAGGAATTCTACAAAACCTTCCGTGACCTTGGCCTCTCCCTCCGTCAGGTCGGAGAAAGCCCGGGTGTAATCGTCAAGGTTATCGTCCGGGGCGAGATAGAAATACGCCTTGTTGCCAAGCCTGCTCCCGCCTACTTCGTCCCCAATGGCTTTGATTGCAGCATCAACTTGCTCCTTGGTCAGGTTGTCCTTCAGGGTCAACTCAAGGGACCGGGTTGGCATAAGGCCCGGGCCTTTAGTTTTGCTGAAGACGATCATGGCTTCCTGCTCAAAGTATTTGCCAATAGCCGCTGCAACTGCCCGGACAGCGGTGGGGTTAGCAATCGACAAGAGACTGACATACGACGGCTCGCTGCCGCCCAGCCAGAATCCTTCTTGCATGCGGTGCTCCAGTACCCGGCCCCGCTTGCCGCCTACGCCAAATGACGCCTTGAGACGGCGCATCATGTCTGACAGGAAGAGCGCGTATTCCTCCTGAATCTGCGGTCGCCGCATCTCAGAGTCTAGTTCTGGGCTGCCAGTATCCCGCTGGAAGGTGCCCGTAATAGAAGTGGCCCCGTCTCCCTCCCCGGGGGTGTATGCCCGGTGATCGGCTGCAATTTCCTTTGCAAGTTCACGGTTGCGCCTCCACTGAATTGGCGTGCCATCGGGGGCAACAGCCCACCAGTGTTTCTTGTTGCTACCGTCTACGCTGTCAAGCAGGTCTTCTCTGACAATCTGGTAGCCAGCATCTGATTCTAGTTTGCCGACGCCGGTTCCCGTCCATACCTGCCCTTCGGCCAGTTCAGCAGCCTCTGGGTTGTTCCGGCGCATGACGGCAATTCCTCGCTCGTAATTACGCTGGTCGCGCTCTACCTGCTTGGTTAGTTCGTTTAGCCGCTTGTTGATCTGGTCAAGGTTTCCGCCGCGCCCGATCTCATCGCCAATCTCTTCGATCTCCCGGCTGATGGCTGCGATGCGTCCCTCACGCTCTCGCCGGGATGCAGACTCTTCGGCTGTCTCTTGGGTGTCTCGCCGCTTCTTTCGGTCAGCCTCACGGAGCATTCCCAGTTTGTCGGTCAGCCTAGTGACCCGTCGGCCTACCTTACGCAGGTCTGCCCGGGATGCCTTGACTTCTGAGCCAAGGGCGGTTGCCCGGGCAAGGTCAGCCTCCACCTTGTCTTTAGCCATGACTTCGGGCCGCTCTAGCCTGTCCCGCCCTTGAGCGTCTACCCGGTAAGGATTGACCCCGCCGACAAATGCCATTGCACCGTCTTCGCGCCTGCCCGGCGTAACAACGGTGCGGCCCTCTGGCATGAAGAAAGTCGATTTCATGCCGTCTCTCTCCATGGCAACAGCAGTCTCTTGATCGGCAGCCCGGGAGCCGGTAGGCGTGCCAAGAATTTCGTCACGCTGGGCCATGATTCTCATATCGACGCTTTTGAGTTCGGCCCTTACCTGACGGAATAGGTCAGCGCTTTCTCCGTCTTCCCAGAGTTCCTTGGCCATCAACAGCGCTCGCAACTCAATGGCTTCGGGCGTGCCGTTGGCATCTTCCAACTGCCTCTCAATCCAACGCTTGCTAATACTCATTGGCGCGTCACGGGACTGCAGGAAGACGGCAAGGTCACCTATCGTCAAAGCCGGACGGGTGTTCTTTCGGGCCTGTGCCTCCAGTTGGGCGTCAGACATATTCGCGTTGGGCTGCAACTGTTCCCGGGCTGACACAACGGTGTCGCCTGAAGCATCAATGTCGTCCTTGAGTACTTCCGCAAGTTTGTCCTTGTTGATTTTGACTTCGCGCTCAAAGGCAGCCAGCATTACAGCCTTTAGTGCCCGGCCTGCGCGACCGTTGTTTACTTTGCGTAGTGCGTTGTAGACAACTGAATAGTCATCTTGCATGCCTTTTTCTGCCCGGGCACGCTCACGGTCCATCATAATTGTCGTTTCAGCAGCAGCCCTCATGTCAGCAGTCCAACGGTCCCAACGCTCTGCAAGATTTCGCCCATCAGCAAGACCACTGGGTACTTGCTCCGCAATCTTTCGACTTACCTTGCCGGGCATGCCCCTCCAAAGGGGACGGGTCAACCATCCGGCACCCATCAGGTTGATGAGGCCGTAGTCATCAATGGTGGCTTCCTTAACGATGTCGGCGTCACCGGATGTGTAGACATGGAAGAGCGCTTCGCCTTCCTTGTAGAAAGCGTCGGCCATGTACTCAAGGGGCTTGGTGTTGCCGGTACGGGCTGCCATGCCTATGTTGGCAAGGATGACTACTGGGGAAGTAACGCCAGCAATCAGGCCCCGGGCAGTGGTCTCAAGCACCTGTACTGGGTCTTCGATAATTGCTTCCGCCGTACCAACGGCAGCAGGTATTGACCAATCGTGCTTATAGATTGCCCCACCAACCAGACCAATGCCAACACCTTTTCGGGCAAGCCGATAGGTTTTGCTGTCTCCAACAAGACGGGCTGTTTCCAGCGCCTTGCTGCCACGCTGAACCGTTTTAGCCTGTGATAGTGCACCCTGTGCCCCCTTGCCGCCAAACAGAGCACCCTGCAAAGCACGCTCCCTAGAAACTGTAATGGGACCAAAGTACTTGGCTTTGGTAGTAGCCGCTCCCTTTGGCCCGACAGTAAAGACCCTTGACCTACCAGCGTTGCGAAGACTGCTGTAGATTCTGCTCGCATTGCCAACAAACTTTGCAGTACCACTTGCTACGCGCCCAGCCACAAAGAATGTGGCCGCTGCATTTGCATAGTCACTAAAGTCTGCTTTTGCTTCAGGGTCTTGCCACGCAAACATATCCTGCGGCATGATGGTGCGTCCTACGCTGTCCACATCAAAACCGTCTGTTTTTGCGGCCTCCCGAATTGTTGATTCGGCTGCGCTGGTAAAGAGGCTTAAGGGGTTACTCATTTCTGCGCCACGGCTTAGTGCACGCAGTGCCTTTTCGGGGTTAGTCGCTGTATCAGCAATGTCGGCTGCTACTTCTGGGATGCCTTCAGTAACAACATCAACAAGTACCTTTCCAATGGCTTGCTCTTCTTCTTGCTTCTTCTGTTCCTGACGAGCGGCTTTTTCAGTAGGAAGGATTGCCCGACGCGCCTTGCCACTCAAAACATCCTTACGCATCAGGCGCAAGTTGTAATCAACATCTTCCTTAGAGTTACCCTGCCGGTAGCGAGTGTTGAGTTGCTTGACCTGCTTGGCCCCAATTTTGTTGCCCTGCTTGTCTCTAGTGGTTTTGGCAACAGTCCTGTAGTCGCTTGCTTGTTCAGCCCTAACCTTGTCATCTACTGCGTAAAAAGACGCCAGCATTTCGTTACGCTGCCGCTGCGTTTTGGTCCGATTTTTCCAGTCACGCATGATTGACTTGCGCTCTGCTGGGTCGCTTTGCTTGATGTACTGACTGCGTACCTGCTTCAGCGTTCGATTGACCCGCCGGGCAGCAACGCGGTCTGCACGCTTATCCTTCGCCCGGTCAAGCCTGCGGTTCAGCCGCTTGAGTTCCTGTTTCTTTGGCCTAGTGGAGGTAGGCATCTTGGACAGGCGACTGGGGCTGAGAAGGAACGGGTCAGAGTCGGTCCCGCGCCTGACAGAGGAAATCTTTTGCTCAAGACGCCCAACCTGTCGATTTGATGCTGCTACCCGGTTCTGGGGTGCACGCTTACGGGGCTGCTTGGGTTTATCGGGCTGACGAACCGGCTTACCTTGTGCTGCTCTCTTAGCCCGGTTTTCAGCCTGCTTTGCGGCAACCGTCAGCCTGCCAGTCAGGTTCGGTGTACCAAAAACCCGATCAGCAACCCGGGCACCCTTCTTGGTAACCCTTGGCTTGCGCTTACTGACTATCCCACCGCGAGTGGTGTAACCACTTCCACTGGTAACTTGGGTAACACCGCTGGGGACACCATACCCCCGGGCGACATTCAGGTTAGTCCTAGAAACCTTCTTACCGGCAGCAGCCATGCTGGCTGCAAGACCGGCTTCAGATGCGGTACGACCCCCTTGACTTGGCTTGGGCCGCTTCCCCTTCTTAGCCATGGTTAGCCGAAGAGGCCGGGGTTCTTCTTCTTAAAGCGCTTCCTGAACTTACGGCGCTCTACCGGTGACCAGTTGACGCCTTCGCGCTTCTCAAGCCGGTCAAGGAAGTCAGTGTAGGACCTGATCTTCCCACCACCAATCAGTTCCTTGGCTGCAGCGGAGTACTGCTTGTACTCACCACCGGTTAGTTTCCCTTCTCCACCAGAGCCACCAGAGCCACCGGAATCGCGGCCATCCTGATTGACCTTCTGCTGCTCAATGTCTAGTTCGCGGTTCTTGATGCCCAGTTCCTGACGGGCCTGCCTACCGGCCTGTGCCAGTTCTGCCCGACCCAACTGGAATTGCTGCTGCTCGCGCCGGAGGTCCAGCAGGTTCTTCAGGTTGGTGGCTCCCCGTAGGCCCCTCATGGTGGCCAACTCACCCCGTGCTTCTCTACGGGCTTCTGCAGCGGCAGCCCGGGAATCAGCCTTGCGCGATGCAATGTTCCGGGCTATGGCCATCCGCTGGTTTTCTGCCGTGTTCATAGCAGCCAACCCCTGTGAGTTGACATTACTGACCGTAGCAGTGCCCATGACCTGTCCAAGGTCCTGAAATGCCCGGCTGTTGGCAGCGTTGGCTGCCTGCTGCATCTGGGCCATCTGGGCAATTCGTCCCTGTGAGGCAGAAGGCCCGGCATTCTGGGACGCCAGCATGCTGATCTGTCCACCAAGGACTGACCCCTGCAACTGATTGATGGAATCCTGTGCCGACGACGCGCTCTGGGCAAGTCGGGCATTGAGTGAGTCACGGTTTTCGACAGCCCGGTTTCCGGCTTCCTGCATGTAGCCGCCCAGCCGCTGGTTCATCCCGGCTGACTGCTGATCTAGCCGTGCGCCCATTGCTCCAAGCGCGGCAAGGTCGCGCCTGTTGCCACGGTTAATCGACTGGATTAGGTTCTTCTGGGCATTGATCGCTGGCTGCGTCTCAATGCGGGTCAGCGCCCTAGCGGTCCTCCCAAAGGGTGCTCCGGCAAGGGGCTGGTTAGGGTTGTAGAGGGGCCTGCCCCACTTCTTCTTCTTACGGTTGCCTTTCGCCATGCCTAGAGCCTGCCCTTTATTCTAGTACGCCTCCGCTGGAGTTTCTTGATTCTCTTCTCAATCTTGGCCTTCTCATTGGGGCCAGCGTTCTTCTGCTTTTCGCGGAGTGCCTTGATACGGCTTGTAGTCTGACGGATGGCCCGGCGGTTATCTTCTGCCCGAAACTGCGGCTCAAGGTTTTGCCGGTCTCCGGCACTGGTCTCTGACTCATTTAGCATTAGTTCTGCCTGTCGGCCAGCGCCTTCACGCTCTAGTTGCTGAATGTCAGAGGTCAACTGCGACTGCAAACCGCCCTTCTCAAGGATGCGGCCTCTATCGGCTGCTGCTTTATCGCTTTCCCTACGGAAAGTATCGGCGGCATAATCCATGTCATTCAGAGTGCGCTCTTCACGGAACCCACCGCTCCTGAGACCACGACCTAGCCGTGACATCGCAATAGATTCCTGCCGTCTACGGTTGTACTCGCTCATCTGTGCGCTTTCCAGCGCAAAGGAACTGTCGGCCTGCTGCTGCTGAAGGTCTAGTTGCTGGGTCTGAACGAAGAAACTGTTTTCCAGCGCCGTACGGTGTTCCCAGTACTGCTCGTCTCTGGGGTCAATCTTTTCTGCGTAGACCGGCGACGGGGCTGGCTTAGGCCGGGGCTGCTGGTTCTGCTGCTGGTTTTGCCGCCGTTCGCGCTCTCGCTTCTTACGCTCCCGTTCCTGCTGCTTCTGGTAGGGAGTCTGCCTGCCTCCACCAAAACGGCCCTGACCGCCCTTGTCTCCGGGCCTTACGCCACCGTTGTTGTTGGGTCCCTTGTTGGGCCTGCCACCCGGGCTTACCCCTCCGTTGTTGTTGGGGCCTTTGCGAAACGAGTTGTTGCGGCCCTGCTGCTGCCCACCTGTAGTTGATCGGACGGATGGAGCAGACGGCGCACGGGGAGGTTGCGCCGGGTTATTCTGGTTGCCGACCATAGCGAGATTTTAGCCTAGCGGTGGGCACTTCTGTTAAAGAGGACATCACGATTGGTGGAATTGGATGCGATAAAGGCCCATTTGCTTTTCCATGGCTCGTAGGTCATCTCTGCCATCAATTCTAGGGCCTCCGTAAAATCGGGGTTTACGCCGATTGCCTGCAAACAGGACGCCCGGGCTTCGGTCCCCTGCTGGAGATACCACTGGCACTTTGCCAGCGTCAACCATGCCTCTGCCTCTTCGGCTGGGAACGCTGGAGCCTTCAGGTAGTGCTGGAGCCAATCGGCTGCCTTGTCGTAATCACCTAGATCGAAGTATTCCCGGCCAAGGTAAAAGCGCGTCCGGGGTGAGTCATTTTCTTTTTGGAGAAGCCTGATGTTGCGCTTGGTGTTGGAGTAGCCCCGTGGCCGGATGCTTTGGGCTACGGCTGTGTCGATGGTCGCTGGCTGGTTTAGGACTTCGTGAACGCGGCCCTGCCACTCAATGCCCGGGTCGTTGTGCCAAAGCCACGCTGCCTTGTGGTGGTTGTTGATAAGGACTGAGGCTACGGAGTGCCCGGCAATCCGTTCGATCTCAGACTTGATCTCCGGCACGGGGGTTTCGTTTATGTGGTCGGCGTCGATTGAGTAAATCCAATCGCCCGTACACAGGGCCTTGGCGTAGTTCCGGGCAGCCGCAAAGTTGTCTCGCCATTCGATCTCAAACACTTCGTCGGTGTATTGTCGGGCAATCTCTACCGTTCCGTCCGTAGAGCCGGTATCGACTACTACGATTTCGTCTGCGTTTTTGATGCTTTCTAGGCAGCCCGGAAGCATCGTTTCTTCGTCACGGGCGATTAGGGCTACGGACAAACGCATCAGGTTTTGATGATGTAGTTCAGAACGAGTGACGGCTGAATGTTGTTGTGAGCATTTCCACCACCCTCATAACTGGTGTTTCCTTGATTGGCTCCCGGTGATGAGGTAAGCCCCGTAAGCCTTCCGTTGCTGCCAGTTGCCGTCGTGTTTGTTTGCCGTGATGCGTAGGTTTCGTGTCGATGGTTAGGCATTTCGTCGGTCGTCAGCGTGTGGGTCTTGCTACCTTGCGTTTCATTGAGCGTGTCAAAGTCTGAGTCGGAAGCGTCTTTTCCAACGATTACCCGGCCTTTGAGATTAGGCAGCAATGGGTTGCCATAAAAATCCGTGCCGTAATCAGTTCCGATTACCGCATACAAGTCAGTGTAGGTGTATTGGTTGTACGCTAGACCATCGCACATAAGCCAACCGGTAGGAGCAGTATCCGTTGTCCAAGCCACGATTGAGCCAGTCGGCGCTACCGGCCCCGTAGCCCCAGTGGCCCCCGTGCTGCCTGTCGCTCCCGTGCTGCCTGTCGCTCCGGTGCTGCCCGTTGCCCCGGTGCTGCCTGCTGGCCCCGCGTCACCCTGCGGTCCCGTCGGTCCCGTCGGTCCCGGGACGGTCGAATCAGCCCCGGTCGCCCCCGTCGCGCCCGTAGCCCCAGTTGGTCCCGGTACGGTGGAGTCGGCTCCCGTGGGGCCTGTTGGGCCGGTGTCTCCTTGGGGGCCGGTATTTCCTTGGGGACCCGTTGGCCCGGGAACCGTAGAGTCAGCCCCGGTCGGTCCCGTGTTTCCCTGTGGGCCAGTTGCCCCGGTAGGCCCGGGTACTGTGGAATCCGCGCCCGTCGGCCCCGTGGGGCCGGGGTCACCCTGCGGCCCCGTTGCTCCGGTTGGGCCGGGCACGGTGGAGTCAGCCCCGGTGGCGCCAGTGGGTCCGGTATCGCCAGTGTCTCCAAACGGAATAAAAATGACAGACAGCGGCGTACTGTTTGTTGGCCGTGGGCCAGACACATACGACACATCAATCTTGTAGTAACCCGATGCCGCTGTAACACCAGTAACGGCCAAGATTAGACTGCGCGAATCGTTACTTGCTTGTATGTGGAGGTAACCTTTTACAGTGCTGGTCGAATCGTCCCAAGTGTCATACCAACCAGTTTGCGAGTTTGCGTTTCCATCAACATCGTCTATAAACACTTGCGTTGTCGAAGCAACTGTTGAGTTGTTGGTTTTGAGAATGCCTTGCCCCGGGTCGGCGTCAGCAGTGTCAGTGTTGTATTGGTATCGCGTTCCACCACGCGGCCCGGTGCTGCCAGTATCGCCCGTGCTGCCAGTGGCCCCGGTTGCTCCGGTATCGCCCGTCGGGCCAGTCGGCCCCGGCACCGTGGAATCAGCACCAGTCGCGCCTGTATCACCTTGTGGCCCCGTGGGGCCAGTGGGTCCGGGTACGGTTGAGTCAGCGCCAGTTGCGCCAGTCGGCCCGGCTGGGCCAGTGTCTCCCTGTGGTCCCGTAGGCCCGGGCACCGTCGAATCTGCGCCAGTCGGGCCGGTGCTTCCCGTGGGGCCTGTGTTGCCTGTGCTGCCAGTCGGCCCGGTCGGGCCAGTAATCCCGGTGACGCCTGCCTCTATCTCGTCAATCTTGACGGATAGAGACTCAAAGTTACGGGTGCTGCCCGGGTCTTGGACTGTGCGGTGAGGGGGCGTCCAAGGCATTAGGCAGCGTGAAAAGTAACCCCATCAAGAACCCAGCGCGTAGGGTTACTAGATGTCGGCAAGAAATCGTTTTCTCTAACGCTTACTGTCCCATCTGTTTCGATAATTACAAAGGCTGGCTGCGTTGTGCCGTATGAACCTGCCTCAAAAGCAGAACCAATAAGCAACTCATTTGCAACTGGTCTGTAATTTTCCGCAAGTACGCCAATTTCTAAAGCAAGCCAAGTTTCGCTGTGCACTGTTACGCTAGAAAAATAACCTTCCCAAGGAACAGTCACTGCTCCAGTAAGACGCACAAGACCATCAGTGTATTTTCTTGCCGTAATTGTTCCAGCAGTTACAGAGCCATCGTTAGTAAGCGTTGTGGTGGTGCTATCTGGAAGAGATGCAATTTTTGCACCAGTAACAGCATTGTCTGCGATTTGAGCCGTATTTACAGCGTCATCTGCGATTTTGTCGTTGGTAACCGCGTCGTTGACAATCTTGGCCGTTTCGACTGAATTGGACGCGAGTTTGGCCGCACTGACGGTTGCGTCATCTAGTTTGCTGCCATTGATGTCTGCGCCAGAAGCAATGTTGGCATTATCAAGAGCGTTTACAACGGTCTGGATGTCAGACAGCGCAGTCCGTATCTTGGGGTCTTCGTTGGCGTTGGTTCCCCCAATGATGGGAAGGTTTAGGTTAAGAAGGCTCATGGCTCCATTTTAGTCGGTTCGTGGACGGGTAAAGGCAGCGATTGAGTAAATTTCCAAATCTCCCAGTGCTTCATTGTCGGTGATCTTGATTGACCATGCCCGGCCCCAGCCTTCGTCAGGCGTAGGATAACGGCGCTGTGCGACACCCGCCTGCGGCCCAAACAGGCTTCCGGTCAATGGTGGGTCTCCTTCTGCGTCAACATCACCAAATTTTCCATCGCCCCCAAAGTTTCCGCCAGCATCTCCACTTGATTCCCAAGGTATGCCTTCGCCCAAATTTGTGTAGGGGTCGCCAAAGGTCGTTGCTGTTTCCGTGTTCCAGATTCCACGCCCGTCAATCCGAAGTTGTGAAATTCGTTTGTTTAGGTGCGGCTGTCCCCACGCCCAATACGGACCCTGCCAATACGATTCATAGGCTACCTGTGCCGTAGCCGTTTCGTCGTAGAAAGCCAGCGGGTCAAAGGCCCGGTTAACCACAATGTGATTTGGGTTAGCGGAGTACAGTTTTGGCTCGCCCGTTGGGTCAATGAGGGCAAACTGGTTAGAGGCGCACGAATGAATCCACCAAGACTGCGTATCTAGGTTGTACTCAAGCGTGATTTCATTGGTGCTGCCATCGACCGGAACTGACAGGTAATACGAGTTTTCGTAAAACACTGCTGCCGCATCAGCCAAAACAAGAGGCACTGACCGAGCGATTGCCCGGAGAGTCGGGTCAATTTTCTCCGACAGTCTGGTCACGCTTGAGCCGTCAGTAATGCAGACGCCCATGTCCTCGCTAAGGAAAAAGGTGCCCATGTTGGTCTCAACTACTGACCGGGGGGCAACGCAACCAATCGAACTAGAAACTACCCGGTAGGTCAGGGCAGCAACGCTGTCGATCACATAGGTCTTGCGGTTCTTAAAGACGACGATGTACGGGCCAAGGGTTCCAAGCCCAGTAATGATCTCGCCGTCATCTGGTTCGATGTCAAGCGTCAGGTTGGAGTCCCAGTTGCAGGGGTCTGGGGCGTCAAGGTTGTTGTTGAGGCCCGACGAGTAGACTCTTCCGGTGTAGCCCGTGCGGGTGTCTCCGGCTGCCCACAACTTGTCTTGGCTGTAGATCAGCATGGTGCAGTATTTGGCCGGATGGTCAAGGGCCGGGCTTTGGTCCGTGTAGCCAGTAGCCGTCCATGCGCTAACTGAGTTCGATGTGCCGTCCCACTGGATGGGGTCATCAACACCATTTAGCCCGTAAACCGGGCCTTCCGTAATGGTTGGGTCTGAGTTGTCTGGCTCGCCCAACGGACCCTGCACAAATTCCCAGCGCGTGTTTGGTTCGGCATCGGTCTTGAGCGCTACCGCTGCGCCATTGCCTGCAATGCGTACGATGGCGTCATCGGAGTTGTTGTAGTACGGGCCGACGGCCAACAGGTAGTCGGTCGTCAGGTTGACCGCAAAAAGGCTGTGAGGAGCACCGTCTAGCAGAACCGTGCCACTGTCTTGCAGGTCAGAATGCTTGCTAAAGCCTCTTCGCTTCTTAAAGGACCCGAGGGGGCTGGCACTGATGTTCCGGGCGTCCTGACACTCGTTTTCAGCCACAAGGTATGGCCCGGCTTCCGTGTTGATGCCGCCCGAGAAATCAGCGTACAGCGCGGGAGTGCCTGTGGCCATTAGACCGTCCAGACATTCGGCGCAAGCGGGTCCGTACGGTTATCGCCTACGCGCTTAAACTGCGTGTAGTCATCGGTGTCGTACTGGACTTCACCACGGGCCTTCATCAGGTCTTCATCAAACCTAGCCTTGTGGTACTGGGCCGACTGGTAATCGTTTTCCCTTTCGTAGCAATGCCAGAGAGCGTAAGAAACCAGCAAGTGATGATATTCCGATGGTATTTCTGGTTCATCATTTGGTTCCGTGAGCAACGCTGGCAGTTTGTAGTAACGCAATTTCATGCTGTAGGCAGCATCTGGGGTTGGCCACAAGTGAAGGTTGTTTCCGATGACGGTGTACTGGGATGGCTGTCCACTAGCATCGGGTCGCGTCTGGAAATCCATGATGACTTCCTGAAACAGCGGAATGGTGTCCTGATTGCCGTCAACCGTCGTCAGGCCGTAGAGGCGTGCAAAGTCAGCCGGAAGGGCATAGGTCGCTACGCCTACAGAAGTCGAAAAGTCGTAAGCCGTAAACAACTCGCGGAAGTCAGTCTGGGCCGCTACATAGCGCAGCCCCTGATTGAGGATTCCTTCGCGCCCGGTTGAGGTACTTCCCCGAACATAAGGGTCGTACTGGGAGACGGAAAACTGGTGCTCTAGCACTTCAGAGACAAGGTTATTCAGCGTAGCCACGCCTTTATCGTACTACTCGCGTGACTGGATTACAGAGGTCACTGCCTCTTCTGGCACTGCTGCTGAAAGCGGGTCGTCCAAAAACTCTGGGCGAGCGTTCTTGTATGGCTTGCAGTCCTTCCAAAGGGAGTAGACCTTGTGCGTATCGCGGTCCATGTGGCCGCACAGGATTGACCCATCGCACATGGTGGTGCCACCTTGTTCCGCAAGCCTGCGGAAGAAAAACAGGTCTTCGCCTTCTGATTCAGTGGTAACGCCATCGGTCTGCTCTGAGAAGGCAAACCACGGGTCTTCCATCTTCTTCAGGGCATCGACCCGGATAATGCAGCAGCCAAGCCCTGCGCCCCATATTGGAAAGACTTCTCCCATCTTCCAGTCCCAGAAGGTGCCGGTAGTGCCCGGCTCCCCGCCAAAGATCAGCGGCTCTGGTGGTGCAGTCTTGGTTGCATAGACGCCCGTGAGCGCGTCCCAGTCGTCGTTTTGCTCCATGAGATAGATCATCCGGCGCGGGGCAAAACTGGGAATCAGCACATCGTCGTCAATGAAAAACAGGTACTTGCAGTCCCGGTCGATGGCCGTCTGGGCCATGTTATTCCGGGCAGTTGCAATCGGAATCTTGACCAGACACAAGGTGTGCCGTTCTGCTGAAACGGGCCACTGCAAGGCTCCGTAGGAATGCGCCCAGAGGATGTGGACATTGCCGCCCGACGGCAAGCCAACGGCAATACGCAGTTCACTCACCGGAGATGTCCTTGCTTACGGCAATTTTGGTCTTCATCCCAAGGTCCTTTCGCATTGCAAACGCCAACTCTTCTGCGTTCATCTTGATCTGCTCTGAAAAGTCGGCCTCACGCTTGGCTTCTGCTTCTGCGTTCTTCTTCTCCAATTCGTCAGCAAAAGAGTAGCCCGGACGCTCGTTAAGCCACTTGATGCGCTCTACATCTTTGATGATGCGGCCATCCAGTTTCTGGTAGGTGGCGACCATGTAACCAGTCCCGGGCGGGTCCTGCTCTTCCCGGGCATAGACGACATAGTATTCGCCCTTCTCGCTATAGCGGAGATGCAACCGGGGGTCGATCTCCTTCAGTCGCTTGGCAATCCCCCCGGCATCTTCCGTAATGAGATGCAGTTTGCCGTCTCTCCCTTGCCGTATCTGCTCAATGGTGGCGGGTTCTATTTCCCCAGTCCAAGACATAGGGAGATACTACGGACTACTTAGGACGCGAATTCTTCAGTGCCTGTGATCGCGCCCGGGCCTTTGCCGCAATGGCCTGTGCCTGTTCCCTTGTCTTTGGAACCGGTTGCCCCCATGCCCGGGCCATCAGCGCCAAGCGGGTCGGTTTGCCGTCTTTGACCATCGGGCCACGGGGGTTGGAGTAAAACCGGGTAGCCCAGTTGACCCAGCGGGATTTGTCTGACCTAGAGGCTGACCCGTAACTCTTGACGCCCGGCTTCAGGTTGGAGCCTTTGGCGTTGTAATGGGCACGCCCAGCAGCGGTCAAACCGCCCTTTGGGTTTTTGTGGACCTTACGCACCGCGCAGGTTCCGAAGCACGCGCTTACGCATCATCGCGTTCTTCATCTTGTCCTGCGCTGCCGCCATGCCCATGCCGGAACCGCTGTTCGGAGCCATGGGCTTCTGAACGCGCATTCCGCCACCAACTGGCTTGTATGCCTTCTTGTTCATTCCGTACATCTCAGTCTCCTTGGGTAGAAAAACTGGGGGCCGGGCCTAAGCCCAGCCCCCTAGTTTCGTTAGGCCGTGACGCCCGGGTTGTCGTCGGTGCAGTACCGGAGCCTGCCCAGACGGTTCGGGGCGACAGCCGCGAGAGTCGCGTACCAGCCCATCCACGCCTGCCAGACCGCTTCCTTCTGCCCGGCGGTAGTCCCGTCCTTCAGGTGGAAGACGGTCCCGTCCTGCGGGGACTCAAGGAAGCCGGGACCCCACTGCTGGAACCAGCGGAGAGCCGACTTGTCGATGGCGAAAACGCTGCCCTTGGGAGCGTCGTCGTCAATGACGACCGGAACCTCACCAGCGCCGGAGGCGACCATGATGGCCGAGTAACCGCCGTGAATCTGAACGGCCTCCTTGTTGGTGAAGCGCTTGGTGGACTGGAAGGTGTCAGCGAGCCTGCGGCGAATGCCACGGGTCGTAATGAACACTTCCGTGTCACCCTGACCGGTCTGACCAACATCGTCCGAGATCAACTCAAACGAGGTCTCACCAGCGGTGGCCGAGGTGCCGGAGGTTCCGACATCACGGACCTGCGCGTTCCAGAACTCGTTACCTGCGGTAGACGAGTCAATGGAGTGCAGCGTCCTGCTGGTAGCAATGATGCTCTGCAGCCCTTCCATCTCGTTTCCACGCGAGCCGGAGAGGTAGACGCCGTACTGGCTGGCCGTAATGGTGCCAGTAGTAATCGTCGTGCTCAGAGTCACCTGCTTGGTCGTGCCGCCAACCAGCGCCGTAACTTCAGCGCCAACGACACCAGCAGCGGCGTCGCCGTCGGTCTTCCGGCGGATGTCAACCGGGTCACCAACATGCAGGTACTGAATGGAGTCAACAGTCAGCGTGTTGGTTGCGGTCGTAATGGCCGTTCCGAAGGTAGCCAGAAGGCCGTCACCGGTTCCGAAAACCTGCCGGTTGATGTCCTTCTTCATGTCCTTCGTCGCGCCCTTGACTTCCGCGTCAAGCAGTTCCACGAAAGCACCCGAGTTGGATGAAGTGGCCTTGATCGCCGCGTCGGTCAGTTCGATTCCCTGATAGTGCCGGGTAATCGGGATGATTGCGTCCTCCCACGACTGCTTACCAGCGGTCGGGAGCACACCGCCGTCGCCCCGCGAACCACGGCCCCGGTTACGGGACTTGTGGACCGGCACGATGGCCTTGCGTCCGTAGTGATCGACAGTGAACTCAGACTGACGCTCAATCTGGTCGATCATGTAGGACTTGTAGTTGAGTTGTTCGACAACCGGCCCGACATACAGGTCCTTCAGGATTGCGTCGGCGGTAGTCAGATTCTGGGTAGCCAAGGGTTTTTCCTCCTAGCCAGTTAGTTGGGTTTGCTGGTTAAGGCGTTCCAGAACCTTCTCCTTGACATTGGCCGAAGTAATGGCATCAGGGGTCATCGCGGCTGGTCCACTTCCTTCTGGAGTGCCCGGCTGCTGAATCTTCTCCTGAAAGAGGTTTGCTTCACCCTTGCCCACAAGCGACTGGTACTTCTCAAAACCAGCCTGCACGGGGTTGTCGGCCTCAACAAACATCTCTGCCAGTTCCAAGACCTCTTGGAGAACATCATCCGACAGGTTGTGCTCTGACTGCAGCGCTTCGATCTGCCCGACTACTTCTGCTTCTGCAGAAGCGAGGGCTTCCTGTTCCTGCTGCGTCATGGCCTGCTGCTCTACAAACTCAGCAATAGGCCCAACCTGCTCCGCTATCTGGTCAGCAAGCAGTTTGGTGAGTTGATTCCGGTCGTAGGGGTCAAAGTCGTCATCGACATCAAGGTCAGAATCAGACTCTTCACCGTCACTCTGGCCTTCGTAAAACCCCAGAGCATCACCGATGGAATCCCACCATTCGTACACTGCCTCCTGCGCCTGCTGGTCACCCTGCTGGGCAGCCTCAAGCGTAGTAGCGAGATTCAGATAACTGCCGACTTCCTCAACATCACGGTCAAAAACACCCAGTTCGTCAAACGGTTTCGTGCGCTCAGAAAGCGACTGGAAACGCTTGGTGAACTCAGCATCCTGTGCCTTGAGGGCCGGAATTACCTGTTCGTGGATTTCGGCTGGAACGCCGTCAAGAAACGCCGTGTAAAGGTCGTTTCCTTCTGGTGCGTCAGCGCCTTGGCCCTCTACGGGCTGTGCGGCTTCTTCACTCATTTGCTTCCTTCCGACTGTGGCTTACGCATACCCGGCTGTGGCAACCGCCGCTACCCTTGGCCGAAAATATGGGCTTGCCCTTGGTCATTACAGACCAAAGGGTACACCAGTCAGTCGGATATTTCCGATTTACTTGATTCTTCTAGTGGATGGTGTTTAGCAGCCTCCCAGTCACCGGGGGATGCAATTTCCATTTCTAGGCGCTGTAGTAAATCGGTTACTTCAGGTGAAGGAGGCCCGGATTCGATGAAAGCCCGAAGCGCGGCCTTAAATTCCTGTTCAGGAACCATCACCGTTCTGAGAAGCCATGCGAGACATTGCTGCTTCTGCCTGCTGCTTGATGATCTTCTCAAATTCCTGCTGGCCCGGAGAAGGCTTGTCTTCATGGCGTGCAGCCTGCGGGTAAGGGACACCGGTTCCGTCGGTGTACTTAGCGGCTTCCTGTTCGCCCGGAGACTTGTGCCCGGTGTCGTTGTATCCCTTGAGAGAGTCGCTGACCTGCTTCAGCATGTCGGCAGCACCGTCGGGCAGGTCCCGGGGCGGGTTCTCCATGAAGTTGTTGAGCGCGTCAAGGAACTTTGCGGTATTTGGGTCAGGCGGTGGAATGCTCACTGGTTGCCCCCTTGGGGTTTGATTTCAGCCTCTGCGGCCATTTCTTCTTCCCTGAATGCTACATCCTGTTCCTGCGCCATCATGTTTTCGGCAGCGTCACTCTGAACCTGCTGGTCTACGCGACCGACGAGGTAGCGCCTGTGTTCAGCAACATGCAGGTCGAAAAGGCCCTTGATGTTCTGGGGCAAGTAGTGGTAACGGTGGGACTTCTGGAATTCCGTGTGCTCTGAGATGTGGAATTCGTGGTTATCGAACGCATTGATCGGAACGATCTGGCCTTCGATAAGTTGCCGGTTTTCACGGTTGACCTGCTTGGCGTCTTCACTGAAGCCCTCAAACAGCCTATCCAGACCGCCCACTTCGTAGTCCTTCAGGAACTTACGCATGTTGCGCTCGTCAATCGGAACACCGTACTGGAGCATAAGAGCCAGCACTTCGGTCATGGCAGCCTGCTTTGCGGCCTTGGAGCGGGGCATGGCTGACCCGGCCTGTACTTCGACGCTGGGGTTGGCTCCCAGCATCTCGCCCCGGAAGGCAAAAATGTCCCAGTTACCGTCGTCTCCGGCGATACGCATGATGCGCTGATCGGTGTTGTACTTAGCCCGGAGATTAAGAATCTTGGTTCCCAACTCAGCCAACGACTGCTCCATCTGCTGGATTTCCGGGCCAAGACGGGTCTCATCTGCTTCCTGCAATAGGTTGATAGCCGACGCTGCGGTCACGCCCGGGGGGACAGTTGCACGGGAGACTTCGTGCATGCCCGAAATTTCCTCAATCGACTTCTCAATCCTGACGATCTCGTTTTCGACATAGGGCGGGATGGAAGGCGGCTCAAGGTACGATGGTGCCGGGTCCTGCACGGTTGAGTCGTATTCGATGATCTCGCCCGGTGCTCCCTCGTACCGGACATTGGCCTGACGGCTCTTCATCAGTGCGGGGTTACCAAGTCTCCGGGCGTTTTCCTTGATCTGGGTCCTGATCGTGTTCAGGTCCTGCTGGGGGCCGCGAAGATCGGTAGTGACAGCGTGGCTCCAAAAGCGCCCCGGGACCCGGACTGAATCGAACTTGACATAGGGCATCGGGTCAAACGGCTCTTCGGAGACCAGCAGGGTTTCATTGGCCCAAACTGCCCACCAGCCATTGGGGTACTTGGACGAAGGCTTGCACCAGTATTCCTTGACCTTGACACCCCTGTAATTAGAGGTCGCGTCACCAAAGACCTGCCCTCCTGCAATCCAGCCCTCTGACAGGCCGGTTGGGATGTCCGAATCGGCGGTCGGCTCAAACGGCTCGCCGGTCACGGTAGTCGGGTAGCGCCTCCGCACATACTCAAGCGAACGGACCTTCTCTTCGATCATCCATTCGATGTCCTCCATGGAGGTAGCCAGAGGGTCGGGGTACATCTCAAAGACGCTCATCACTTCGACTACTACATCGCCCTGTGCAATCTCTTCCGTGCGTACCTGATTCATGAATTCAGGGTCGGCCAGCATTTCCGGCGGCAGCAGGTCGATCTCGTCAGGCTTCAGGGGCGTTCCGTCTGAGGGGTTCATCAGTGGCCCGTCAGGACCCGCGAGGTACTGCGTTTTCTCGCCCTTGCTCTTATCCCAAAACACCTTGAGAAAGCCGTTGGCGCAAATATCTGCCCAAAGCAGCGCGGCAAACAACTTGCTCTGCAACTTGAGTTCTACCCAGTCGTTTTCCAGCACGCGCTCCGCGACCCGGGCGGCGTCAATGGCTGAATCATCGGCAGTCTGCGGCGTAGCCGAAAACATCGGGCGATTCTTGGTCTTGCGGGATACCCGACTTGTGATAACTGGGGTGATGCGGTTATCGGTGACCAACTGACGGCGCGGGTCGATCTTGGGACGGGCTACCCGTCCTCCGGCGTACATGACCCACTGAAGCCCGGCAAAGAATGCCCGGTTAAGCATCCAATCAGGCTCCTGAACGACCCGGGCCGTCTTGGCCTGATCGAACTTCCTTTTCAGGTCACCGATTTCCATTACGCGGCCTCATCCGGGGGCGGGTTGCCATCTACGACAGTGCCCACAAGGTGGAGATCGTCATTGATCTCATTGACGACTTCTTCTGGCCCGAACATTGGGACTGGGGGCTGAAACTCTGGGCGCTGAATCCGCTCAAGCAGCGAGTTGCGTTCAGCAATCATCATCTCGCGCTCATTGGCCATCTGACGCTCATTCTGCAGCAGCAACTCAATGTAGTAAGCCGCGATCTGGTCTCGTTCAGCCCGGGCTTCTGCGTTTACCAGCGCAAGCAGGTAAAGGAACCCGGCCATTACGACTACAAAAGCAACAGCAACGACAATTGCGATCATCACACCAGTCCTGTCACTGAGAGGTTTTCGTTGGCGTTGCGGAGAAAGCCCGTAACCCAATCGGGCGAATCTGCCGCCTCAACTGACAGCAAACCATCTGCGTCGGTCGCAAAACCCGGGACAACGCCGTAAACCGGGGCGGCTTCTGTGGTGACAGCCAGATACCCCTCTACGGTTCGGAGAAAACCGCCCGACCAGTCTGATTCCGCTGGGTCTACCGATACTACGAGTCGTCCGTCGGCGTC